CAAACGGTACAATGGTTACTGAAACGCCAATTAAAGGAATCCAAAGATACGTCAGGGTTAATATTTGTGGTGTACCTCACAGATTGCATAGATTGGTGTTTTTGTACCATAAAGGTTACTTACCAAAAATTATTGACCACATTGATAATGACCGAGCAAACAATCGCATTGAAAATTTGCGTGAAGTAACTCAGCAACAAAATTGTTTAAATCGAGTGGCTCATAAAAACAATAAGTCTGGGTACAAAAATGTTCATTGGCACTCAGCAATGAATAAATGGACGGTGCAAATTAGCATTGACCGTAAGCGCCGTGTATTCGGTTATTTTGATGATGTAGAACTAGCGGGTCTTGTTGCTGAAGAAGCACGAGATAAGTTTCACGGTGAGTTTGCTCGCCACTAACCAAACGGAGATTTTAAAATTTCGCACTTCGCAAAACTCGACGAAAACAACATCGTCACATTTGTCACCGTAGGGAGACAGGAAGATGACGGTAAAGAGGCAGACCTCTGCGCTCGCACAGGCGATGTCTATAAGCAGACTTCGTACAACACCCACGGCGGGGTACACGCATTAGGTGGAACGCCGTTTCGTAAGAACTACGCTGGTATCGGGTATACCTACGATGCGGGTCGGGATGCTTTCATTCCTCCCAAGCCCTATGCGTCTTGGTTGCTAAACGAAGACACCTGTCTGTGGGAATCGCCAGTACCGTATCCAACAGACGTTGGTACACCTGAGAATCCAAAGCGTTACTCATGGGACGAGGCTACGACCTCTTGGGTTGAGGTGGCTGCGTGAAACTTATCAAACTAACTAACGCCGCCAAGGGCCGTATCGGTGAGGGTCTAATTTTGAACACAGACCTGATTGCATCGTTCTTTGAGCATAAACAAGAAGACGGCACAGAGGTTCGTGTAGCGTTTGGTATGAACGGCAACAACTGGGAAGTCTCGGAGAGCATGGACGAGATTATGCAAAAGATTGAGGCATGATTATGTCAACAGCAGACCAAGTAAAAGGCCAACTTGATACCCATGAGGCAGTCTGCGCCGAACGTTATGCAGGTATCAACGCTAGGCTGAAAAGACTAGAGCAGATCCTGCTAGGCACCACTGGCTTTATCGTGGTTCTACTACTCAGCTTAGTTCTTAAAGTAAGTTAAAAATGAGACCAGTATCTGTTGGTGTTAACCTCGTAGCCGGTACTAAGACTACCATATTTACTATGCCTCCAAGGCAGATTGGTAAATGGAACCTGTTGTATGCTCTAAATGGCACAGCATCGGCAAAAGAATTTGATTGTTGGTGGTACGATGCTAGCACTAACACAGAGATTTACATTACACACAACTATCCTATCAGTGCTGCTTCCTTTTTAAAGATTGACGGCGGAGCCTACACAGTGTTAGAAGAGGGCGATGAGATTAGGGTACAGATTGAGTCTGGGGCTACTAACGCATCTTGCATTATAACAGTAGAGTTAAGTACACAATTATCAGATATTAAGCATAACTAGGAGACTTAAATGCCGCTAAAGAAAGGTTATTCACAAAAGACTATCTCTGAGAACATTCGTAAAGAGATGAAGTCTGGTAAGCCACAGAAGCAGGCTATAGCAATTGCTCTGTCAAGTGCTCGTAAGTCAAAGCCAACAATGCGTAAAGCAGGGAGAGGACGATGAAACCCGGCCTCTATGCCAATATCAATGCCAAGCGTAAACGGATAGCTGCGGGATCTGGAGAGAAGATGCGTAAGGTTGGCTCCAAAGGTGCTCCTACGGCTAAAGCCTTCAAAGAGTCTGCAAAGACAGCGAAGAAACCTAAAACAAAATCATCCTACTAGGAGTTACTATGAAGACCAACAAGAAGCCACCATTTAAACCTTGCCCCGGATGCCCAACACCAGCAAAGTGCAAAGCTGCTGGTAAATGCCTTAAAAAAGGCAAGTAATGGTAAAGAAAGTATATCAGAACCCCGAAGGCGGCTTAAATGCTAAAGGCAGGGCATACTTTAAGAACAAAGAAGGCGCTAACCTGAAGCCTCCGGTGTCCGCTAAAGAGGCTGCTAAGTCGCCTAAGAAGGCTGCTCGTAGGAAGTCCTTTTGTGCCCGTATGAGTGGTGTACCGGGGCCTATGAAGGATGAAAAAGGTAGGCCAACTAGAAAAGCGTTAGCACTAAGAAAATGGGACTGCTAAATGGCTACATCATACCTAACTTTAGTAAATAGTGTGATGACTCGTTTGCGAGAGCAGACGGTCACTACTGTCAGTCAAAGCGACTATTCACTTCTTATTGGCAGCTTAGTTAATGATGCCAAGAGAGAGGTAGAAGATGCTTGGAACTGGGAAGCACTGCGTACAACCAAGACTGTGACAACCGCAGCAGGCACTTATAACTATGCTGTTACTGGTGCTGGTGATCGTGGTCGCCTGCTACAAATCTTTGATAGCACTAACAGAGCCTACCTAGAACAGCGTAACAAAGGCTTCTTTACTCAGAATATCCAGTTTATAGCAAACCCTACTCAAGGCATTCCTGCTTATTACCAGTTTAATGGCCTCTCTGCTGGTGGCGATATCAAGATTGATGTGTACCCAGTGCCTAATGGTATCTTTACAATCAGCCTAGTCATGGCTGTGCCAGAGGCGGCACTGTCAGCAGACACAGATTCGACAGCCCTGCCTAGCAGGCCAATTGAGTTGCTTGCTTGGGCAAAGGCAATTGAAGAGCGTGGTGAGGACGGCGGCATCAACATTAACAGCCAATACGCAGTAGCTAAACAGGCCTTGCTGGATTCTATCTCTTTAGAGGCTGCACGGCATCCTGATGAAACTATCTGGTATTCAGTATAATGCCAAATAAACCACTCCAATCCGTTTCGTTAACCTCTCCGGGCTTCTATGGCCTTAACACACAGGATTCTAGCATTAATCTTAATCCTGCGTTTGCACTAGAGGCTTACAATGGCGTAATCGATCAATCAGGTCGTATTGCTGCTAGGAAAGGTTGGTCCTATATTACCACTAGCGGTGGCACTGCAAGCGCCATAGAGGCCTTGTTTGAGTTCGATAACGGGGATGGTACCTATACCTTTATCAGCGGTGGCAACAACAAGATTTACACCGGTTCTACAACACTGACTCAGGCGGCAGTGCGCAACAGCACCAACAGTGCTGACCTAACCTATACCATCACAGACAATAACTGGCAGATAGTACAGGCACAGTTTGATAGCGGCCTAACCCTGTCTCCCCATGCCTACCTTGTACAGGCAAGCCACCCGCCTTTGGTTTACCATAAGTTAGGCTCTACCGCCCATGCCCATACTGGCTCCTTTGGGTTCCAGCGCATAGCAGACATCGGATCAGTGCCTTCAGGCTACAGTGCCTCGACATTCATGCCTAACTGTGCCTTGGCTGCCTATGGTAGGCTCTGGCTGGCTGACATTGGCACCGACAACCTGACTGTGTACTATTCTGTGTTGCTGGACACCACAGACTTTGCAGGCTCTAGTTCTGGGTTTATTAACCTAGAGCAGGTTGTGCCCGGTGGCGACAAGATCATGGCACTGGCAGAGCACAATAACTTCTTAGTTATCTTTACTACTAACAACATTGTTATCTACTCCAATGCCGATGACTTAGGCAGTCTTGCCTTGTATGATGTTATTGAGGGTGTTGGCTGTATTGCTAGGGACTCTATTCAGAGCATTGGCACAGACCTAATCTTCCTATCTAACGGGGGTCTGCGTAGCCTAGGCCGTACCATACAAGAGAAGTCTGCCCCGATTAAAGACCTTAGCCGTAATGTCCGTGACCAGATGCTGTCCTTGGTGGTCCAAGAAGACGCTAAACTGTTTAGAAGCGTCTACTTTGAGAAAGATGCCTTTTATCTTCTGACTCTGCCAACAATGGTTCAGGCCTACTGCTTTGATCTCAGGTCTTTCCTTCAGGACGGCTCTGCCAGAGCAACGATTTGGAACAGTATCACGCCTACGGCTATGTGTAATACCCACGATAGGCGGCTGTTTCTAGGTAAGACTAACGGGATTGCTGAGTACACAGGGTATCAGGATAACAGCCAAGCCTATACCTTTACCTACTATACGCCGTACATGGACTTTGGCAGCCCATCCGTGACCAAGATGCTCAAGAAGATTGTGCTGACGGTTTTAGGCTCAGATAACACCACATTTGACATTCGTTGGGCTTTCGATTATAATGCAGGTTACGACAGCATTCAAGTCACCACTGGCGCTACCAGCAACAGTGAGTACGGCATTGCTGAGTACGGGATTGCAGAGTATTCGTTATATGTGCCTTTTGAGCAGATTCGACAGCAATTAACTGGTAGTGGCAACACAGTACAGATTGGTATTGAAACCTTGGTCAATGGCTCTAATGTGTCTCTGCAAAAGATAGATGTTTATGCTGTCTTTGGCAGGACTATTTAATGAGTGAATCAACAAAAGTACCGATTTGTAGAAGAAAAGAATACGAGGCTTGGTTAGAAAGATTTAATAACAGGCTTTGGTTTCACATAACAGTCAGGAAGTGGAATAGGACTGTTAAGGCTCAGATGGAGAAGGATTGGTTTAACTTTACAGATATGCTTAATACAAGCCTGTTTGCACTGTATAACCCAAAGACTAACACTCCAAAGATTAAGTTTATGAAACATTTTGGTTTTGGGTTTATGAAGGACATCGTCGGTAAAGACGGTAACACATACCAAATCTGGTATAGGAGAAAATAATGGGTGGAGCAGTCGAATCAGTAGTTGACACAGTCGGGGACGCTTTTGAAGATGTCGGTGATTTTGTTCAAGACGAAATCATTGATCCAATCTCAGACGTTGGCTCAGACATTGACGACTTTATTAATGAAGAGATTCCGGGTGGCTGGGGCACCGTAGTTGCCGCTACTGTGGTAGCTACAACAGGCATCCCTGTAGACTTTGGTAGTGCTGCCACTGCTGCTGAAGTAGTGACCGCTTCTGAGGCTGCCTTTGTTGCCGCAGACGCTGCTCAGTTAGCTGCTCAGGGTCTCTCACAGGCACAAATTGCCTCTACGATTGCCGCTACCGGTGTCAGTGAAGCTGCTGCCGCAGCCGCTGCTGCTAACGCAATTGGCAGTGCAGCGGTGTCCTCAGGAATCCCAGTATCAGCCGGTGGTGGTTTGTTAGAGACACCGATTGCCGCTGAAGCCGGTGGAACACTAGGAACTGGCCTTACTTCAGGTGGCGGTGGTCTTGGATTAACAGCCCCCACTACTGGCACCGTTGCTGGCACTGGAACAGGTTTAGGAACAGGCCTCAGCAGTGCTGGTCTTGGAACACTAGAGACAGTTGGAGGTATGGAAGGCCTTCTTGGAGCAGGTGAGGCTCTAACAGGCGCTGGGATCGGTTTAACGGCTCCTACAGCCCCCGGATTAGCTGGTATGGGTGGGGGTACAGGACTGCTCACGCAAGGCGCTGGAGGCGGTGTATTGGGCGCTGGCGGGGTGGTTTCTCCTACCTTTGGTGCTGATATCTTAGGTACAACCTCTAATGGCCTCTCAATCGACAGTCTTGGTAGAGCATTTAACCAAGCAGGCCAGTTAGTACGGCAGTTTACCTCTAGTGAAGTAGGTCAATTACTGGGATCTGCTGCTCAGGGGATTGTGTCTAACAACGCCGCTGAAGCCAATGCCGCAGCACTGCGTAACTTAGGTTCTCAGGCAGCAGCACAGGCCGCTACTATCGGTGCAGCCGCTAATGTGCCTTTTACACCTTATACGGTCACTTCTGGCCTTGGTACCTCTACAGTGTCTCCTACAGGGGCTACTACAACCGCTGCTGGCCCTTATGCAGCCCTTCAGCAACAGGCCCTAGGACTTGCAGGAACCGCCTTAGGAGCCATCAACCCTGCTCAGGCTAGTCAGACTCTCTTCGGTCAATTAGAGGGCCTCCAAGGGCCTGCAAGACAGCGAGAACAGGAAGCATTGCTGTCTCGTTTGGGTGCTCGTGGATTGCTAGGGATTGGTCAGAATATGCCCACAGTTGGTGGTGGCATGGGTGCAGTTAACCCATACATGGAGTCTTTGCTGTCTGCACAGGCTACTCAGCAGGCTCAGAATGCCTTGGCTGCACAACAGTTTGGTACACAAGAGGCCGGTCGTCAGCAAGCAATAGCACAAGCCCTACAGTCTCAAGGGTTACAGGTTGACCAACAGACCCTACAGCAGTTACAATTGGCTGGTCAGCAGGGCTTAGGGCTACAGCAGTTGGCCTTGACTGGTGCTGGTAGACAGGCAGAGGCAGGATTGCGTGGTCTTGGTTTACAGACTTCGCTAAACCTTGGTGCTGCTGATATCGATGCTGCTCGTAGGCAAGCGATTGCTCAGGCAGTTAATCAAAACATAGGCAACTTAGGTAACACTGTAGGCGGCGCATTGACAGGCGCTGGTAACTTGCTTACTGGTGCTAGCAATTTAAGTGGGTTATTCGGTGGGTCTACTTACACACCATCGGTGTATGAAGCAAACATGGGTGTTAATTTCTTAGCACCCGGAATATACGGTTAAGGAGATAAAATGGCACAAGAAGACATCACTGCAGGTTTGTTTGCGGATATTTTACCAAGGTCTCCACAACAGGATCTGGCGCTGTATCAAGCACAGCGTGACAGGACAGCAGCAGGTATTGCTGGATTAGAACCCGGAAGGGGTGTTGTATTCTCTGGTGTTCAGGCAGCACAGGATGTAGGCCGTGCTATCGGCGCTGTTGGTAAAGGTGTCCGTGGCTTGTTAGGTGTGGAAAGCACGCAAGATATGCAAGACAAGTTATCAGAGCAGATTCGTGCTGGCGGTGCTGATATCCTTAAAACTGAAGGCCTAGGCGGTTATCTAAACTATCTATCTAATGCTTATGGTCAGGCAGGAATGACTGATAAGGCCACTAAGGCTAAGTTAATAGCAGAGAAGCTTGCTCAACAGGAAGAGACTATCAAGTCTCAGATTCAGCTTCGCAAAGCACAATCAGAGCAGTTAACTGCAAAGGCTGAAGGGCCAACAACTACAAAAGAGTTCCAAAAGTATCGTGAACTTCGTGCATTAGGTATGAGTGATGCTGATGCCCGTAATGCTGCTTATGGCATCAAAGCTGCTGGCGGTGAAGAAGGTCCTAAAGTTGGATTCAGCAAGACTGGTGTTTACACCAATCAATTTGGTGAGGTAATCCCAGCCACTGAAATGAGTAAGCAAAGAACTGGTTTCCAATCAGCAGAAGACTTATTAAATAAACTAAATAAGATTACAAACGAAGATATTAAACAAGCTGAATCTATTATTGATTATACACAAGGAGAGGCTAGAAAAACAATCGGTGGTAAGTTTGCTTCTAAAACATTAGATGCTCAAACAAAGATTGCAGCAGGCCAACTTCTTCAACAGATTGAATCATTGCCACCCGGCTCTGCTTCAGATGCTGACATGAGATCAGCGGCAAGGGCGTTCCCCGGATATGGAGATGCCACCGCACTTCGTAATTGGGTTAACAGAACCAAAGCAGACTTAAATGAGTCTTTGTCTAGACAGTCAGAAAGATATGGTTTTTCACGCAAAGTAAACGCAACTGCTGCGGTAGGAACTGGTAGTAAAAAAGAAGGTTCTTCAAAAACACCAGCCGGGCTTTCAGACGCAGAGTGGAATGCAATGACACCAGCAGAAAAGGAACTGTTTAAATGACCTTAGAACAACAGCAGGCATTAGCCCGTGCTCGTGCTAGGCTTCGGGTGCAACAGCAGGAAGCAGCACCACAGCCAAGCTATGAAGGCTTCTTTGAAACAGGTGCTCCCTCAGAAGAGCCTGCACAGATAGGAACCTTTGGAAAGATTGTAAAAGGCGCTTTTGTTGATCCGTTTGAGGCTATCACTCAGATTGTAGGAGGCGAAGAGGGCAGGCGTGGTGTTGCTGAACGTGAAGCTGCCTATCAAGCAAGACGGCAACGGATGGGCGAAGAAGGTATTGAAGGTGCTCGTCTTATTGGTAATGTAATCAGCCCTATTGCCAACATACCTGTTCTAGGTGTAGCACAACGTGCAGCACAGGCAACTACCCTTGGTGGTCGTGTAGCTGCTGGTGCCGGTGCAGGTGCTGCTGGTACATTGCTACAGCCTGTATCAGAGGCTCCAAGTGGTTTGGGAGACTTTGCTGCTGAAAAGGTTGAGCAGTTAGGATTGGGCGCTGTCCTAGGTGGCTTCATCCAAGGCGGCGTTGAGACCATTAAAGGCGGTGCTAAGTTCTTAGTGGATCTGTCTAAGCCAATGACTAAGAACGGTCAGAAGAAGATTATACAAGAATACTTTGATGATCTTGCTGGCCCAGATAAGGTTAAATTTATAGCGGCATTAAACAAGGCAGATGAGATTGTTGCTGGTAGTAGACCAACAGCAGCACAGGCTTTGGCAGAGGTTCCAGAGGCAGTTAACCTATTATCAGCTCAGGCTAGAATTGCTCGTACTCCAGAGGCAGCGCCAATGTTTGCCCGTAGAGAGGCAGAACAGCAAGCAGCAAGGTTAGCAGAATTACAGACTGTTGGTGGTACAGAGGCTGACTTGTTAGCAGCGCAGGCTGCAAGAACAGGGGCTACTGCTCCATTGCGTGAAGAGGCCCTAACGCAGGCTAACATTGCTGGTGAACTGCTTCCAAGATTTGAGGCAGATATTGCCGCAAGAGAAGCAAGCCGGATTCGTGCATTACAGACTCAGGGACAGTTTCAGACAACAGCAGCACAGCAAGGTGTGTTAGCACAACAGCCATTTACTCCTGTTGCTGGGTTACCTAGAGTCTCTAGCCGTTATAGCCCCAGTATTGACCGTGCCGTTGAAGCAATTGATGCTGCTAAAGATGCTGGTAATATAGTTGCCCAAAGGGCAGCAGAACGTGACTCTAAAATTATTCAGGCCCAGAGTCACGTTCTGCTGCCCTTTGGGCAACTATATTACCAGCATCTTTAGCAGCA